GCGTAGACACTTTAGTGTTAGCTTGTTGAGCTTGCAAAGCTAGTTTGTGTTGGGCAATAGCTTTATCAAGAGTAGTTTGAACGCTAACGGCGCCCTTTTTTGATGTGTTTATGCTTGACATTATGAACTAGCCACCTTTGAGTGTATACCTATAGACATAAGCTCTTTTTTAATAAGAGATGCAAGCTTTTGCTCATCAAATTGTGAACCTTGTGGCACCGTAATAGGAATCGTTATATCCCCATATGTGATGGTCGTACCACCAGCGTTTGAAGATGGGTCAAGTGTACCATTCTTAGGATTAATAGATAAGTATGATTTTGCCATTTTTGCAGAAGAGTAGTTGAGGGTTGACGAGCTAGCTCCCTGCCCAATACCAGAGCCACCTGCCATTCCACCGCTCATAGCGGAAGATGGTGAGTACCCCATAAGCTCATTCATGTTAAGGCCCTGGATGCCACCGCCAGTCATGCCACCCGACAAGCTAGCCATAAAGCTGTTTAGGTCTCCCACAGCGCCATTGCTTCCTGAACCGTTGAGCAAGTTGCTGTTAATAGAAGTTCCAGTCGCACCATTAATGACGCGGCGTGCGGCCACAACAGTACTAAGGTCTACACCAACGACTTCTACAGCACCGCCTGTATGAGGCGCCTGAATAATTTGGTTGTTACCCATGTAGATAGCTACGTGACCTGGTGCGTTAGCTGGTCCATCAAAGAACAAAAGGTCACCAGGCTGTGCGTTGCGAGGGTCGACCGCTGTACCACAATTTACCTGTGCGTAAGTAGTACGCGGGAGCATCACGCCGACCTTGGCAAATGCGTACTGAACAAAAGATGAGCAGTCAAAACCTACTGTGTTAGAGCCTTGATTAGTTCCTCGTGTAGGGCCGCCAATACTTCCGCCTCCCCATGAGTAAGGAGTTCCTACCGCAGATAGACCAGCACGTAGGGCGCCCGATACTCCAGAGGAGCTTGAAACACTGCTGGTTTGTGGCTTTACTGTTGCACCTAAACCAAGACCACCAGAAGCCGCTGCCCCTGCAGCACCTGCCACCGCTGAAGTTCCCGCTAAAATAGCGGCGTCAACAAGTAGGCCTCCTCCAGCAGGGTCAACAACTTCTCCTGCAATCCCTCCAGCAGCAAGTTCAACATCTTGTACGATGCTTTTGCCTTTAAACAAGCTACCTATTTTAGAGAATAAGCTTTGGCCAGTTTTACTTCCAGCAAGCGCTTTTCCTGCACCCAAGAAGCCGCCCAAAGCAGACGCAATTCCACCAGCAATAGATTGCCCAATATTGCTGTTCAGACCTGTTTCTAACTTAGCTAGTTGCTTAACAAGTCCTTGATTTGCGGTAACAATTTGCGCTAACTGATTAGTTGCCTTAACAAGAAGGTTGTTTGCTTCTGTAAATCCTTGAGCCATAGGATTCTGAGCAGCAGCAGTTAGACCAAACTGAGATTGATTAAGTGCACTTGCGGAGTTAAGGGCTGCTGTGGTTTGGCCAGTCGCGGTTGTGCTTGCTTTACTTAGGTTTCCGCCTTGAGCAAACTGGAGTGCTGCTGTCTGTAAGGCTTGAAATAAAGTAGGGTCTCCAGCCGAAGCTGCTTGAAGAAGGTTGTACAGACCGTTTCCAGGTTGAAGGGCGATAGCAATATTGCTTGCGTTTAGCTTTCCACCTGATTGAGAGACAGCCAAGTTCCAAATGTCTTTAAAGATAGCGGCTGGACTGCGTTCAGCTCCGTTTGAACCTCGAACTTGAATTCCCATCATACGCAACGTGTTGACAGACTGAGCAGAGTTTAGAGAGGCTGTAGCCTTCATTGCACTTTGGAAACTGCCCGTAAGGTTGGATACCTGGGCTACTCCAGGAAGAATCTGACTGTTGTATCCAGGAAGTCCTGGAAGAACTCCGTTAGCAGTTCCTTGCGCAATAGCCTGTTGTAAATCAGATGAGCTAGAAGAAGTTCCCATGCCCATAATATTTCGTACAGTGGCGTTTACATTACCCTGCATTCCTGAAAATTTTGCTTGGGAAGTTAATAGCTGTGAGGTGACAGCTTGCTGAACAGTAGGAAGGGCGTTAGCAAAAGAAGCTCCCATTCCTAAAGCAGCAGTTCCTAAGGATGAGACAACTCCACCAATAGTAGAAAGCGCTCCACCACCAGAACCAAACCCACCAGTAAAGCTTCCTCCCCCAGCGGCTATTGAGGAACCACCGCCGCCAAGAACGCTACTAAGAAACCCAGAAGCGCCAGAAGTACCGCCAAGGTTCTTAGCGATACTTTTGGTCTTGTCATCCATAGCCCCCAACATGGTGAGGGCTTTTTGCAACGCGGTGTTAAGGTCGGCAACAGCCTTGCTCATAGTGCCAGAGTCCATATTAAACTCGTTAGCCATGGCTACCTACCTCGTCTCTTTATGGCTCTTTCAAGCCAGTTGTTACGTTCTCTAAAAGAAAGAGAACGAATATCACTCAGTGTCCAACCTGGAAACGCTCTAGTAAGCGCTTCAAAGGAATCTAATAAGTTTTCGTACTGTTCGCTGCTATAGGCGAAACAAAGCTACGAGACTAATAGGAGTATCAACAGATGCTCCACATGCCTCGCAGTTCTTCTTCACCTCCCCAAGGCGTGGGCCTGGGTTCTTTTCTAAAATTTCATTGATGATAGTTTCGCGGTCCTGCATGCCCAGCTTAAGAACTGTTGATGCTCCCAGTGAGCCCTTGCCGTTTACCGAAAGGACGCAGCCTTCAAGAAGAATGGTATTCAGCTCAGCTGAAGTTTTATCTGCATTCTCTGTTAGTAGGCGCTGCACGTAGCCATTAGGCAAAGTAAGGACTGCTGTGCCATTCTTTAGCTGGACTTCCCAATTACGGTCATCGATTGGGTTCTTTAAATAGATGGTTGGGATGTCTGCGTTTAAGTCAATAGGAACAACAGAGGTTACTCCGCAGGTACATGTAAACTGATAGTCTGCTGTATCTCCAAATGTTACGCGACGAATAGCAAGAAGAATTGCATCGCGGTCTGCAGCAAGGATGTCATCTAGGTCCTCTTTGCGAACCTTTTCTCCACCAATGCTTACTAACCCTCTTTGAAGAATGGTAGTCAAGACACGTCCTAAACCGCCAGCTTTTGCAATGGCTTCTTCATCGGCTCCGTTAAGTTCTCGCACTTCTGCGTACTTAACGAGGGTGCCTTCCTGGGTAATAAAACCCCCAGGAAGGTTAACCTCACTATTTGATGGTGGTACCGTTGTTACCTGTGGTGCTGCTTCTTTTGTTACTTCCTCAATAGCAGCGCTAACTGCCTTGGGGTCTTGTGTTAATGTGCTCACGTATTATGCTCCTTAGAGTGTTAGTTACTTAGCGACTCCGCCAGAAGTACTGGCGTCATCGGTTCCTGCTGTAGACATAAAGCCAACAGATAGACCTTCGTGTACAAGCGTCATTTGCTCGAACAAGATGTTCTGGTCACCAGCGTTTAGGTCTGAGTATTGAAGGGTAGTAATCCAGGCATTGTGCACCTTAAAGTGCATACGAGCCTTGCTTACTAGGTCGTCCTTATCGCCCACCTGTGCAGGATGGTCAAGAACGTAGATGTCCACATCAACGCGGAAATCTCCAGTTCCCTCAGTGGTAGAGATGCCTTCTCCAGCAGCAGCTGCAAAGAGACCGCGCATCCACTTGATGCCCTGATAATTACCTACAAGGGTACCGTGCTGGAAGGTGATAGGTGTGAAAGTAGTCATTCCTGGAATCTGGTGAATGGTGGTGTTGTAGCCGCCTTCACGGTAAGGAATAGACTGAGTGTTGATTCCCAAACCAGTGATGCTGGTAAAACCAGCTACGGTTGTAGGGGTGATATCAGTGCTAAAGACGCCTGTACTTCCGTTCTTAGTCGCCGCAGAAAACTCTGCGATGAACTTAAAGTTACGTAAGGGGTCTGTCGCAAGACTTGACCAACGTTGGATATTGGATGTTGGGGTTGTTGCCATTTATTGGGCTCCTTACGCCACAGTGACGGTTGCGCCGCCATCGAACTGACCGATATTGATTACTACGAACTCAGCTGGACGCTGCAACGCAACGCCTACCTGAATGTTGACCTGACCTGCTTCCACAGTAGACAAGGTGTTGTTTGAGGTGTCACACAGCACAAAGAAAGCCTGCTGAGGAGTGGAACCACGAAGTCCACCTTGAGACCAGAAGTTAGTCAAGAATCCATTAAGGATGCTGCTAATACGACGATACAAAATAGTGTCATTTGGCTCAAAGATGGCAAAGTTGGTGAGGTCAACAAGCGCCTTCTCTAAGTAGATAAGCGAACGACGTACTGGGACGTACATGCTTGCGTAACCAGCTTCAAGTGTACGAGCGCCCATAACAACGATTCCAGAACCGTTGATATAACGAATGGCGTTTACTGGCGCAGCCGCTGAGTTCAGGTCATCCAAGTTTGCTGAAGTCAATGAAGGAACAGATACTGCTCCGCCAAGACGAACAGATAGACCTGCTGGGGCCTTCCATACTCCGCGAGCCTTGTCTGTAGCCGCGTACTTTCCTACGATTGCTCCGCCTGGATTTGCAGCTGTGATAACTGTTCCTGGTGTGCTGTTCGTTGGGTCATTGATGGTAATAGGTGGGTAGTACACAGCTCCGTAAGAAGTCTGGGTATACGCCTCAGCCAAAGTAATTTGGTTAGCAACTGTGTCGTTAATAGGGTCAATAACTACGAACACATCTCCACGGTTTGAAGCGTAGTTCAAAAGGATGTTGACAGAGGTAGAATCTGTAACTCCTGGAGCGTTCAGAATCAAAGACTGAGGTACGGTATCAAACGCTGTAACTCCGCCAGCAATATCAGCTGCTGCAGGTGCAGTTCCGTCAGCGCCTGACGTTAGAGCAACAGCTCCTGATGTAGCAGATGGGTTACGAGTAGTTCCTGATGCAGTAGAGCCTGCGTCAATTGCTGTGATGTATGCTGACTGAGCGTTAATTACGCCAATTGCGTAACGAGCATCAGAAGCTGTCATAGAAAGGTTAGGGTAGGTTTCTACCTTATTTGCGGCAGCTGTTCCGCCGTAGTAAACAACAAGGTCAAAGTTTCCAGAAGAGCCTGGAGAGGCTTGAATAACAACGTTGATGTTATTTCCCCATGTGCCTGGGTTGTTAGCCTTGATTGTCAATGTGTTTGCTGGCGACTCTTGGCCATCTTGGAATGTACGAGTTGCTAGAGCAGTAGAGCCCTTAACTACGCGTGTAACGTAAGCTTGGCTTCCGCCGTTAGCGAAGTACAAGAACACAGCAAGAGCGAGGTTGTTATTAGTTCCCCAACCGCCGAACTTGTTGAGGTAATCACTCCACGAGCTAACGAGAGTAGGTGTCAGAGGACCACGAGCGTTGACGCCAATAAAAGCGGCTACTGAATCGGAGTTTGCTCCAACAACAGGTGCGATTGGGTTCAGGGTTTCCTGAACGTACACTCCTGGGCGTTGATATGCAGTCATTATTTATCTCCTTGATTAGGGTTGAACGGGTGTAAAGCCAGATGGTATGTTCGTAGTAATCCGATTGATTTCAACAGTTTGTACGGTGGATAGGGCGCTATTAGCAGTCGATGGGGTCATCTCACTAATAACTCTTACGGTGAAGACGCTTCTAAAGAGGCGTCGTCCATCCTCAATCATGTCTCGTTTAACGAAACCGTCGAGGAACATACTGCGGTACGCAGTCTCTGTACCAAGCTCATTAGGGACTTCTAGGCTTCCGTATTGGCTTGGAAATTTATTCTGTAGCTGGAAAAGTATGGCGCGGTCATGCCGTGGATGGCGCGAATATGCAGCTACTTGATAGGTAAGGTCATAAGGCAACGGTGTTTGGTAGCGGTATACAGAGCCTTCTGCAGGTGCGGCTGTTCCACGATTGTCGTTGTCATAAATCATTCCTGACATCTGACGCTCTTTGGCAGCACGAATGTCAATAAGCTCAATAATAATATAAGGATAGCTTTGAACAGTAACTTCAACGTCTGGGTATCCAAACCACACTTTGACAGGTCGTACTGACGCCTTTTCATCAGAGACGTTAATTCCCTGAAGCAAGTTCTTCATGGCAGCGTCTTCAGCAAGGATAAAGCTCATTAGAACATCCTCATTTCTGCCATAATAGCTACAACGCTATCTTCAAGGATGTTTCCTAAGTGTCCACCAACCCGAGCAACAAACGGACGAATAACAGATGAGGGGGCTGAGTTAGGGGTTCCGTACTCTAAGTTGTTTACTTCGTCGTCCAGCTCTTCTGGGTAGGAGATATGAAGTTCTCCATCTTGAGGTTTGATAGAAAGGCTAAGTGCGACATCCGCAGGCCATCCCGCAGCAAGAGCAAATTTTTGTAACATGGGGGTGAGTTGTTCAGACGCTTTTTCAGTAGCGTCTTTGACGGCTGTACTTACGGCCGCGTTCACTTGCGAAACAATCGCCACAAAGCAGCAGCGAGAATACCCTTAGCTAACACATGGTTGTCTGGAGCAGAGGGTGCAGAAAACGCGCCCTGTACAAACTCTTTCTCAGACGGCTTATCAATTTCAGCCATAGCAAAACTCCATTCGGAGGGTATTACGCAAGATACTGCCCGAAGCCCCGCACAGGACTTCCCTTAAAGTATAAAGGCCCCCCTATTTCTAGGAGAGCCTAACTACTAAGTCTTTTACTTAGACTTCTTTACCTTAGAGGCTAGTGCCTTGTCCATCTTGGCATCTGCCTTAGCCGATGGATTCTTTGCATCCATCTTCTTGTCAGCCTTTTCAAAAGCTGACTTCTGCTTAGGAGACATGCCCTTCATTACCTTGGCATCTTGCTTCTTGTCGGCTTTCTTAGACATAGGGCCTTTTTTACCGCATCCGCATGTAGCGCACATTATTCGGCATCCTCTTCGTCATCTGAATCATCTTCTGAGTCATCTGAATCATCTTCTGAGTCATCCCAGTCTTCGTCTGAATCGTCAGAGTCATCTTCTGAATCCTCTTCTGAATCCTCTGAGTCGTCAGATGAATCGGTTGAGTCATCTGCTGGAGCAGCATCGGCTGCTGGAGCATCTGTTGTAGCGTCAGCTGGAGCAGCATCGGCTGCTGAAGCATCTGCTGGAGCAGCATCGGCTGCTGGAGCATCTGTTGTAGCGTCAGCTGGAGCAGCATCGGCTGCTGAAGCATCTGCTGGAGCAGCTGCTGGGTCTACTGCTGGAGCTGTTGTTACATCGTCTGCAGGAGCAGCGGCGTCAGCAACAGGGGCAGCGACGTCAGTTGCGTCTACTGGAGTTGTTGTATCGTCAGACATTTTTGTACCTTTTTTTCTGGCTAAGCGCCGTTGGTTTTTAGCAGCCCTCTTTTGACGGGCTACGCTAATTTTAACATTATTCTTTTTCACTTCTTACCTTTAGCAGCCATCTTTTCCATCTTAGCCACGCCGTACTTTTTGATGCCAGCGGCAGCTGCTACAGCGGCTGGATTCTTGGCGCCAGACTTCTTAGCCTTCTTTTCAACTGTTTCAAAGCGCTTGCCTGAACCAAGTTTAGCCTTTTTTGCGGCCTTCTTTTCTGCCATTTTTCTTACCTACTTTCTTGGGCAACGTCTTGCCCTTAGGGGTTTCTTTCTGCCATTGTCGTGCCATATCTGGGTGAGTAGCGTACATCCACCCTTTTTGAGCTTCTGATTTAAACGGCATTAAGGCGTTCCTCCATCAATAACTGTTTCTGAAGGAGGAGGCAGCATAATTGTAGGAGAGGGATAAGGTGGGTAAGTGTTTGCTGGTGCTTCCCAATTGTCAGGTACATTTGAGGCATAGTCAAGGAACTGAGTTGAGTTGACCATTTCTTCAGGGGCAAGCTGAACACAGTCGACTACTACAAGAGCAAACCGCTCACCGATAATTCCGCGTTGCTGGACACCATAAGGACGGAAGATTTCACCCTTCCATAAGATACGGCCACGGTTTTGGATATCGGGGTTGTTCAATACATTCGAGTCAATCTTCTCAATGTCTCGAGAGTTCAAGGTTAGATGGAGCGTATCTGTGTTGTAGAAACCGCGCTCATCCTGAGGAACTTGACCTTGAGAAATGACCGCACGAACAACGGGAAGCTTGTAAGGACCTTTCCATACAAGGCCTGCACTAGCGCTTCCTGTATCGTAAATAGGGTCAACGGTAGAGTTCACGCTGTCATACACCCACCACAAGGCATGGGTTCCTACTGGGTTCTTGAGGTCCCAGTCAATGCCGTCTTGGATGGCATCAAATTCGTAGTCGGCGTCAAAACGACCGCCAGGAGTATACCCGCGCATATAAGTATTATCTCCTACTTAAAAGCGGTTGTAAGGCCTTCCTAACGGTTGTAGGAAGGAGGGATGTAGCCTTCCAGGTAGGGCCCGTACACAGGATGGGTTTTGGTGTACTTGAAGAACCTGTCGACCGCACTTTTATTCCTAGGGTCCTTGATAAAGGCTAAGTATGAGTCTCTAATCTCCTGAATGTATCCTTCTACAGAAAGCCCTTTGGGGTTTGCTCCGCTTACTCTGAAGCTGTAAGAGGAAAAGTTGTTGTTTACATTATTGTGAAATAGGTGCGCTAGAGGAACGACTTTATTTGGGAACACCAGAGAAAATCCTGATTCCAACAGGTTCATGGTTTGAATCAGCTCTTCTTCCCAGAACACCACTGTCTCAGGAAGTCCGTGGTTTTCATAAAAATGCTTGTTAGAAAACATGAACTGGGCGTTAGCTTTTACACAAGGTACGTACAGCGCATCGCATTTAAACTGACCCGTTACCAAATTAAAGTCACGCCAGCTAGGGAATCCTCCTTGAAACCTAAACTCGCACACAAAGAATGGGTACTTAGCAAGCTTGCTTTCCCCAAAATACCCTCTAGTGTTAGAGTCGTCATGTTCATAGGACGGCAAATAAGCGGTCAATATGGTTTTCTCGTTGCCTGTTTCCTTTAATGCATCCTTGTACATGTCCACAAGAATGACGTCCCAATCTTTCTCAAACTTTGTATGAGAGTCAATTTGAAGTATGTAGTCTTGGTTGGAGTATTCAGCCAGCGCGGAGTTTCTTCCAAATCCTATGGTAGGGATATACTCTCCTACTCGGTACCTTTTTATTGACACCTGAGAGTTATCGGCAAGAGGAAGAACCTGCTCGTTAAAGAACTTATCGTGGTCAGGGGTTTCCCATTTCCCCATTACATCCATAAAGACAACATTAATAAATACTTCTTTAGGGTTTCGTGCCATCGACAGCGCTTCTGTAATCGTGTAAGGAAGCTGGTTATCGTAAAAGCTTGGCACAGCGACGTAGATAGACATTACATCTCTGCTTCAGTAAAAGTCGGGTTGCTGAGGAACAGTGCTGCCAATCTAGGAGTAGATACTTGAAACGTCTCTATAACGCGACCATCTACAACTATGTTTAAAAGAATTGACGGTTGTACAGTTTCAGGTTCTTTTTTCTTTTTCCACATTATGAGTAGTCCTTAATCCTTCTCCATAGCTTTTTGTACACTCCGTCGCCAGCTCTAGTTTTCTCGGATTGTTGAACAACCTTTTCGCTAGCTGTCCAGTCTTGAGCATAAATCCATGTATCACGCTTAATAGGGATTATTTGTGCGTACGGCGTACCTGCGGGTATCACACCAGTAAACCCTGATTTAATAAAGAACGGGATGTTGCCCCAAGCGCTATACTCATCAGTATCTACAATCGCTGACATCGTAGTAAAAGGAAGCTCAAATCTATTGAGCGGATGCACTACTAAGCTGCTATATCCCTTTGGTGTTTTCCACCCCCACTGACCAGACCACACTAAGTGGTTGTTCTCATGTCCTGCGGGTCGAGGCATCGTACTTCCTGATACGCCTTTTCTCTCGCCAACTATTCCGTAATCAGACTCCCATTCCAATTTAAGGGCACCATCTTCAGCGTAGGAAACGTAGATGTCCTCTGGAGTAACCAACATATAGCCAGCAAGTAGCCCGTCAAGAAAAGGGGCACATGTCTTTAAACCCGAAAACTGTTCTCCATGAGGAGAGGAGTAGTAGCGTTCTGCTTTTGTATACCATTCAGGTATTTGAGTTTTGCTAGGAGTCGGAGATTTAAGACCAGGGTTTAAACCTGGCATAGGGATAAACTTTACAAGCTTCATGTAGTGCTCCTTATATTACGGCGCTCTACCCTGTTACTTGTGCGGAAAACGCTCCAGTAGTGTTCCCTTGATTTTGCGCCGACTTCGTAAGAATAATACCATGAAGGTTACCTACAGGAGTTACGCTGGTCGCTGAAGCAGTTCCTACCGAGGTAGTAAGCGCATTATCGCTATAGGCATTAGCCGTTACGGTACTACCAGTAACCACGACACCGATGGCTTTTGCAATAGCGGTAAGCGCCGTAGATGCCACAGAAGTCACTGTTCCAGCTACTGAACGGTACAGGTTAATATAATAAGCAGTCACTGCTGCAGAATTAGGTGCGTTATCGTACGCAGTAGCAGAGTAACTATAGCTGTAGTACGTAGTATTTCCCCCGCCTTGCGCTTGCCGAGAACCCGTAGCAGTTCCATAGTGGTAGTAGTAGGAGCCGTCTCCTCTAGGACCTTGAGGCGTAGCGACAACGTAGGTGTAATACTGTGTGTAGTAATACGTTGGGTGGTAAGCAGAGCCTGTTCCCGATGCCGTGTAATTATACGTATACGCATACGTGTAGGAGTCGTTTTCAAGTCCCACAGCCGCCCACCAGTTATTAGAGTCTTGAATCATAAACGCAACGCCAGTACCTAACGAAGAGTTCTTAGTGGATACGGTAACGAGAGGGCTTTTAAGGTCTACCGCAGCTATCGAAGCGCTGGTAGCGCTCACCGTATCATCCGACTGCGCTACTCCGTTATTTGCGTACCAGATTCCCTTAATGGCTTGCCATAAAGTTCCTGACGAGGTAGTTCCTAAAGAGCCAGAAGTAGTTCTATTAAAGTCATCTGTAACAATAGGAATAGGAGCTACGGAGTTAGATGCAGCAGAGGCCGCAGATGAGCCGTTGGCGTTTATCGCCGTAACAGCAAAGGTGTAGAACACACTTGGCAAAAAGTTTCCAGTAACTGTGAGTGGGCTAGAGGAGCCCGATACAGTAAGGGGAATACTAGGGGAGCTTGTTACCGTGTAAGAGGTTATTGACGAACCTCCAGTAGCCCCTGGTGTAAAAGGAATAGAAACTGTCGTAGAGTTTGTAACGGTTACAGTGCCAATAACTGGGGCATCAGGAACGGTTTTTATTGCTACAGATGATGATGCGGAAGAGGCGTTTGATGTTCCGTTGTCGTTTGTAGCCGTTACTGTAAAAGCATAAGAAGTATTTGAGTTTAACCCTGTAACCGTAACAGGGGAGTTTCCTGTTGCAGTAATGCCGCCAGGACTAGATGTTACCGTGTACTGTGTTATTGCTTTTCCACCAGAAGCAGGAGAGGTAAAAGAAACTGTAGCCCGTCCATTATTAAATCCAGAGCCTGAGTTTACTGCGATAGCAGAGGTTATTGTTGGAGAGTCAGGCACAGATGTGGGGGTTACAGAGGTAGTTGTAAAAGGCGATGATGAGCCTGCTCCACTTGTACCCCGAACGGAAAATGTGTAGGAAGTACCTGGAGTAAGTCCAGTAGCGATAAGTGGATTTTGCGAACTACTTGATGTAATACTGTCTGGGGTAGAAGTGGCGGTAAACCCTGTAGCAGTTCCTCCAGTGGTAGCTACGTTAATTGGAATGGATACAGCAGCGCTATTAAACGGCCTATTTGTTCCAATATCCGTAGGAGTTCCTACCGAGAGTAAGTCAGGGACATCAGGTATCTTTACTGAGGGACGGCTTATCTGGCCTTTTTGATACTGCTTATCTGAAGACGTTCTAGCAGAGGCAGACTCTTCGCTGACGTGTCTAGGACCCATGTGAACCCCTTAAGCGCTGATGTCGCCGTATAGTACCCAAGCATCTGTAGAGACTTGAATAAGCTCTGCTCGAGAATATTGGGCGCGAGTTTTTAATCCAGGTGTTCCATTGATAGTAACTCCAGAAGCGCCTGCAAAAGTTACTTGCCCAGCGCCGTACTGAATAACAGACACTTTACTACCGACAGGAATTCCTGCCACAGAGTACAAGGGAACGGTAATAGTGTTTGAGCTGCTGCTCGTCGCCAAGATAACCTTAGAAGCATCTGTTGATGCTAAGGTGTATGAGGAAGATTGCGAGTTAATCGCGCTTGGTTGCCCGATGAGTCCGCTAACGTTGGAGACAGACATTAAGCGAGCTCACTTCCAAAGGCGCTAAATGACATGGTTGAGCTAGAGCCATAGACCTGAATTTTATCGCCAGAAGCTAGCGTTAGTCCAAGAGTCAGAACTGTAGAGTCAGAACCAGCAACAGTTGCGCCGTAGATAATCCAGTGCTTAGCAGCAGTAGAGCTGTCTGCAGACGGGCGGACGGCAATGCGGTAGGTAGCTGGGGTCGAAGCTTGATTACAGACGGTGACTGTGGAGACAATCGCCTGAGCGCCTGCGGTATATAGGGTGCCTTCTGTAGTTGCCCCAAGGGTAGCTGTTGCTACTTGACCCAAGACCTTATATGTGGTTGCCATTGATACTCCTTAAATGCGGTAGTTAATTATCTCCATATGGCGCCTTTTTTGTGCGCTTAACTAATCTTGCTGAGGTTGTTTTCTACCGCTGTCTTATACATAGGGGCAAGGTCTTTTTCTAAAAGAGCATTAAAGAGCTGGATAGACTCGTCCTTGCGCCCAACCCACCATGCGGCAACGGCCTTCTGGAAAGTCAAAACGTACGGGTCTATGTACCCTAGGGTAAGAGGCAAAGGGCCAAGTTCTTGGGTAGAAAAATATAGACCAACCTCAGCTGCTGTGTAGGACTCTTGCCATTTTTTATTGCGCTCGTAGTATTGCGCCAACACAAACCACGCTTCTGGACGGTTAGGTAGGTAGGCAATAGCCTTGTCTATTAGGTTCTTTACTGTATTGGTGCGATTTTTTTGGCGCTCAAAACAGTTAGAGGATTCTAACAAGGCTGCGTAGACAAGCTCTGGGGTTGAATAGTAGCCGTACTCAGCAGTACGTAGGTAAAAGGATACGGCGCTCGCAGTCTGCCCAATCTTCTCGTACTCAACTGCAGTCATAAAGCTAAGAGCAGGATTAAATGGGTCGTTGGAAATGTCGACAATTAGCTTGTTAATAGCCTCATACATTGAGGGCCTCCTCGACGAGTTCATCTACCACTGTAGCTGGGACCTCTAATACAAAGGCAGCGTTATCAACAAAACCAAAACTAATAATAAGAGAACCGTCATGTACTGCTGCTCCTGCCGCGAATTCAATTTGACCATCTAAGAATGACCATGACTGTGGAGATACCCCAATCAAGTTAAGCTCAGAATCCCACACACATAAACGATGGCGGTAAGTGCCATTTTTTTGCCCCAAGTAATTCTTAAAGAGGACTACCTCATGGGTAATAGCAATATAGTTATTGCCCCACTTGACGAGCTGGCTACCGCCACGTTGGTCAGCGTTGACTACTTTACCTGGGGTTACTTGCACCTGGGTGCACTTCTCTTCATTAGGGTAGGCTTGAACAACCTCAGTAGGAGAGGTCCACTTGATGTACTGGTAGTCCTTATCAAGGATAGGCATCCAGTTCTTCTCGCAGTAAGAATCTGGATTAACGGGGGCAGGTATGCGAGTGCGCAAAATTTCTTTCGCTGTCCATGCGCCCTTATCAATCTCTAGTTCAGAAAGCTCCATACGCCCTTGACCATTAGTGGTGGTGTCTCGGCGCACACCAGTTCCGTAATACTTGCCGTCCCACTTTACGAGTCGAGCATCTTCTAGACCAACAAATGTCCAGATAGGTTGAACATCTAAAAGAGTGGTGTCGATAAGGGTGTAGTTAATAACGTTGTAGTCTTTATCCAAACGGCAGAAATAGTTCGCCGTTACTAAGCGTTGGTCTTCTTCTGGATGCAAATAAGAAAGCGGGCCCCATATGCTAGGAAACCGTTGGTCGTTCTCAGCATGGTAAAGGGTGTAGTTGATGTGGCGCAAGATACAGAGTATGTCCCCATCGTCGTCTATAAAGATAGAGGGGTTCATTAGCCCTGTTCCCTGAGTAACCTCAGCAGGAATAATAAGCGGCTTTAATTTACCGCCTGCTTGTACCGATTTTTGCACCAAGTTCATGGGTTAAGTGTAGCGGCTATTCCTCAGTACGGGTGTTCCACCACATCGCGTAGTAGTTGTAATCAAAGTTAAAGCGCTTCATATGCTGGGCGATAGCTCCAGTATGAGCGTGAACAGGCACCCCTACAGCCTTGAGCTTGCGAAAGAAGACAATATCTTCGCTGACATATCTGCCCCCAAGACCCTCTTGTTCAGCAAACATTGATTGCTGAGGGTAGGCCTCACGAAGCTTAGGAACGATAGATTTGTGCATCAGAACAAGTCCCATGCCAGCGCAATCTACCTTGATGACTTGGTTCTCAGGAAGGGGATGAACGTGCTGGATAGTGAACTCATCCACGTCATTAAATATAACGGGCATTGGATTAGCTAGGGTTCCTTCATCGCTCTTAGAGATAAAGTAGATGCCACTAATAACAGGGCGCAAAACTTTATGGGCTTCAGCCCAAAGTTTCTTAAGGATGTCAATAGTCAAAACGACATCGCTATCCACCCAAAGAATCCAATCGGTCTGCAGGCTATCTGCCCAGCCATCAAAGACGACTTGGCGTTGGCGACCAATCTGGTTACCTGCACAACGAGCAAAGTTCTTAATATTAATTCCTGCCGCCTGAGCGTCCAGAATCGTATAAACAAGACCTTGAGTAAATTTGCCGTCTGTCATTCCCCCATCACACCAAGCGATGGTCAGAGTGTCCTTATTAGATGCCATGTAGTAAGTCCTTTGTTAAAGGATTACTATAACAGACTAGCTCCTGTGGCAGTGCCAACAGATTGCCAGACAGTGCCTGTCCATACCCACGTACGACCACTATAGGTGTATGTGGTGACGTTAGGGATTAATCCTGTGGTTGGGAAGCCAGAAGAGTGTATAGCCCCTAATGATTTAATCCTCGAGTGGCTAAAATGGAAGCGTGAGCAAATGGCGCGTTAGGCGCTAATAATTGTGCTAATCATATTGCCGCTAGCGTCTGTAAAAGTACCGCTGGCGCTGACTAAAGTATATGACTGGGCACTTAGACTAACCGTTCCTGCGGATAATGCGCCAGCGGAATCTACCAAAGAACCCGTTGAATAAACCAAGCCAGCACCAGTGCTAGAAAGAGGCGAATAAGTGCCAGTCTTAGAACCATCTTGAGGTACTTGGATAATACTTGCTAATTGGTTTCCTGAGCCGTCTCCAAAAGCACCACCAATAGTTACAAAATAAGTTGAATCGGTGTAAATTGTTTGAAGTACTGCAGCATCATTAGCAGTATTTACAATAGAGTTTTGCCATTGTAAAGTGCCGCTAGAATTGTATTTCATTAGAAAACCGTTTTGTATACCCGTATCTGGGTCTGTCCAAATGCCAATGATGTAAATTTCATTGCTTGAACTGACATTTATAGCATTGCCGTATACAGTTTGGTCACTTGGGCCGCCCGCGTTTGATATTAACCGCTGCCATTGTAAAGTTCCGCTAGAATTGTATTTGGCAAGAAAAGCATTTGTTCCATACGAACTGTTAAATACAGTTCCAAGTATGTAAGCATTTCCGCTTGAATCAACTCCAACATCGACGGCTTGGTCGTATAGTGCCGCGGGATTTTGGGTTAGAGATTTTTGCCACAAAAGAGTGCCAGATGAATCTAGTTTTAATAAAATAGCGTTAATAGCGGTGGTTCCATGTTCGCCTTTTCCGCATACATAAATGTTGCCGCTAGCATCTAAAGCAATAGAGTTGGGAATGTTATTAGGGCCATCCGCAAATGCTTTTTGCCATTGTAGCGTTCCGCTGGAATTGTACTTAACGACCATAATACCTATAACACTTGTGGATTGCGTAGACCTACCGCATAAATAAATATTGCCGCTACTATCTAAAGTCATTCCTAGCAGCCAATCCTGTTGAGCATCTGCCGATAAACTTGAACCCGATAACGAACGCTGCCATTGAAGTGTTCCGCTATTATTATACTTAATAAGAAAACCGTTGTTACTGGTATTGGAAGTACTATAAAAGCCCGCCGCGTAAATATTGCCTCCAGAGTCCACGCAAATTCGAGCAGGATTTTCGACTTGATTAGCGGCGGCTCTTGAATCGGCAAATGTTCTTTGCCATTGAATTGTGCCAGCATTATTAAACTTAATGACCGTTCCGTTAACACCTTCGCTAGAGTTATATGTTTGTGCTAGTGCATAACTATTGTTAGCGGTATCCGTAGTAATGGACTCGATGTTGTCGTATCTATAGTCAAGAGTATATGGGTCGACAAGCCCCATAAACCAATAAGAAATGGAAACTACTACTCTTTTAGCACTATCCATAATCCCTAAAATTGGGGTCATGATATATCGCCAAAAACAATCCAGTTATTTGCCGATAATTTAATACAAGTAGCGCCAGAGTTAACCGCACGAAGTTTAGGAGTATTACTGGTTGCTCCTGTGCTTATGACGGTAGTTGTTCCAGGAGTTACCGCACCAATGGTTGGCTGACCTGCTCCGCCAATCCAAAATACGCTGATTTCAGTTCCCACGGGGAAGTTAAATGTAGCGTCAGTAGGAATAGAAAATTGAACGCTAGAGGCGCTATTCATGGAGAATAAATTGCCAGCGTCTCCACTACCAAATGTATAAGCGTCGGTCTTGGCGGTATAGGTCACAGAAGGCGCACTACCCGTTGTTCCTTGAACACCTTGTGCTCCTGTAGCTCCTTGGGTACCAACCCCCGTAGTTCCTTGAGCACCTGTAGAGCCTTGTGCTCCCGTAGCTCCTTGAAGTCCAGTCGCTCCTTGAGCACCTGTAGTTCCTTGAGTTCCAGTTGAGCCGATAGCTCCCTGAGCACCAGTAGTACCTGTCGTACCTTGCGTACCTGTAGAACCGATAGCGCCTTGAGTTCCTGTTGCACCCTGGGTTCCCGTTGTACCTTGTGAGCCTGTTGTACCCTGCGCTCCTGTAGTTCCTTGCGCCCCAGTAGTTCCTTGAATACCTACCGCACCATCAAGGTTTACTGTCCAAGAAGCATATGTTCCAGAGCCGACAATTCTGTCATTAGTAAATGTAAGGGCGCCAGTTAATGTGTTATAGGCGCTTACAGTTCCATAGACAAGGTTAGCAATAGTATTGGAAACTACAACGTTTTGTCCTACTGAGTAGTTAAGGGCCGTTCCTACTGTGATAGTGGTAGAGCCGCTAGCGCTTAGAGTAAAGGATGTAGTAGAAGATGTAGCGTATTTGTCACTAGCAGTTCCTTGAATACCCTGTGTACCTTGAGAACCTTGAGCACCATTTGAACCGCTAGTACCCTGTGCACCAGTTGTACCCTGTGCTCCTGTAGTACCAGTTGTTCCTTGAGCACCAGTCGAACCAGTGGCTCCTTGAGAACCTGTTGTGCCTTGAACACCTTGTGAGCCTGTAGCGCCAATAGTACCTTGTGTTCCTACAGCTCCTTGAGTTCCTGTAGCGCCCTGAGTACCATTTGAGCCATTAGCTCCTTGAGAACCTGTTGTGCCTTGGGTACCAACTGCGCCTTGTGAGCCAGTTGTTCCCTGAACACCTTGTGAACCAGTATTACCAGTAAATCCTTGGGTTCCTTGCGTACCTTGTGTACCAGTATTTCCTTGAGCGCCAGTAACGCCTTGAGAACCTGTTACACCCTGCGTTCCTTGGGCACCTGTAGTTCCTTGAGCTCCTGTTGAACCTGTTGAACCCTGAGCACCAGTGGCACCAGTTGTGCCTTGTGCTCCTGTGGAACCTGTAGCACCTTGGGTACCAACTGCGCCCTGTGTTCCCGTGATTCCTTGAATACCTTGAATACCTTGCGGGCTCTGAACACCCTGAATTCCTTGTGTGCCCTGTGTGCCTTGAACACCTTGGTTACCTTGGATAACGCCCACGTTAATCCAGGCGCTTCCTTCCCATACATAAAGATATGGGTCAATAATGTAGCTATCACCATTAGTGCCTGTTGGGTGAGCTGCTTGTAGAGCCGCAAGGGTGGAGTAGGAGCCAAGAATTGTGACAGAAGTACCTGCAATACCTTGTGTACCCGTATACCCCTGGATACCTTGAATACCTTGAAGGCCTTGGATTCCTTGAGAACCAACAGTTCCCTGAATACCCTGAGTTCCTTGAGTTCCCTGTAGTCCTTGGGCACCAATTGCACCTTGAGTACCTGTGGAACCTGTTGCTCCTTGGAAACCAGTAATTCCTTGAGTGCCTTGTGAGCCTGTTGCTCCAGTAGCACCTTGTGTACCAGTGCTGCCTTGCAAACCTTGAATACCTTGTAGGCCTTGAATACCTTGTGTGCCCTGCACGGTAGGCACATCTACGTCAATAGTATTTTGCGCTGAATGGTACGTAAATGTAATGTTTGTGTTGGTGCCGCTATTGAGGGCATCTGCAACTAATTCTGTGTGAAAATATTTGTTTGTAGAACCTTCAAGAAGGTCGTCTGTGGAGCCTAAAGCTGCGCCCGAAACAGCATTAGCAATCTCTGTAGCTAAATCTGTGGGTGTAACTGTCGCATAGTCAAGGTCTCGCCAAGAGTGAATTCCATCGCCAATTTTAAATTTGCCCGTGTTAGTCTCAAAACCAATTTCGCCTTGAGCAAGCTCTGGGTTACTATCGTGCCAAGTGGTGGAGATACCACGACGTACTTGAATCTTTGTTGCCATTTAAGCATTTCCTCCATCAATTGGTTCAGTCCCACCAAAATTTGTGTTTACCATTCCACCGTCCATGTTGCCCGTATTTAAGGCGCTCCATGCGCTGCCGTCGTATACGTAAACAGTGTTCTCAGTAGTATTGTAATACAGTTCGCCTGCAGATGTGCCCGTAGGGTCGCTCGCAGCCGCTAGGAGACCTAGCGGTACGAGAAATCTACGGGCCATCTACTGTAGTCCTTAATTACGCGGTTACTACGACTCGGTAAGTAACACCTGAAGCAGGTGCTACAACAAAACCGATAGTTGCTGTTGTAGAGGTGATAGTTACGTCAGTCTCTACCTTAGCGCCAGTGCTATCGTAGACAGAGATTTCAGCATCTGCGCTACCCAAACCATGGGTAAGTGCAAAGCTGGTTGTTGAAGCATCTCCAGTAATTGTTGCTGAGTACTTACGTACCTTGCTATTCAACTGTGTCTGGATGTTAGAGGTCACACCATCAAGGTATGAAATCTCTGTTGAAGAAACAGTTGTTAACGAGCCCACAGTAATGAAGGAGTAGGTCAAAGCGGTGGCCAACATTGCCACACCTGCGTTGATAACTGAGTCTACAGTAAAGTGAACAGTAGTACCGTCAACACTTGAAGCAGTAATACTACCTGTGTAATCAACTGAGTTAGAAGTATCTACAATATGAACAGAGTTTCCAACTAATCCGTTACTGGCAGCAAGTGTTAATGAACTTGTTGCAGCATTAAGAATTGTTACATCTGGGTCACTATTTACCAGAACCGAAGAGCCGACTTTCAGTAGTTCTACTGGAGCTGAGCCGACAGTCAGTGTTGGGTTATTGAAGGTAGGAGCATCAATAACGGAGATTGTATTTCCGCTAAGTGAGATGTTAGTACCAGCTGTGTATTCACCAGCAGCAGAGAATTGTGTCCATGTATAAACCCCTGCGAGTGGTTCTACGTCAGAAAGAATCCAACCAGTCTTACCGTTGGTATCTCCGTTTTCTACGAATACAAAGTCACCCTTTGCAGGTGTGGCTTCGTCTGTAGCACGAGTAAGATTAAATACTCCTTCAGAATAGTTAATAACATAGATGCCGTTCTCGCTAGAAGTATCCTGGTTCTTGATGAGCACACGGTTGCCGACGCCTACAAAAGTACCGTCAAGAGTTTGCGATGGTGAACCTAGGTCAACGTTAGCTAGGTTAACGTTAGCAGTTGAAGCGGCTGCTACAGAGCTCTTAACATTAAGGCCCTGAGCAACTGCATCTACATAGTTCTTAGATGCGATAGTGTCTTGATTGACGATAAGCTTTCCATCGCCATCAGTAGTAAGACCACTGCCGTAGCTAACGCCAAGCTGATTTCCAGTTCCAGCTGCGATGGTGAGCGTATTGTCAGTATTAGCAACGAGGTCGCTGCCTGAAAGACCAAGGCCGCCACCGTAGCTAAGGCTAAGAGCGCCATGAACATCTACTGAGAGAGGGCCATTAACAGAAAGGATTCCAGCGTTTTCACCCTGTGCACCTTGTGCACCCTGAGCACCGTCATTACCGTTTTCTCCAGCAGCACCTTGAGCACCATCGTTACCAGCTGCGCCCTGAATACCCTGAGTTCCTTGTGCACCATCGTTACCGTTTGCACCCTGTGCACCTTGAACACCTTGAAGCATTGCGTTGTTGATGTCAAGGATTGTTGCAATTTGGTTGTCAGACGATACTGAACCTACATACGCGTGGTCTCCTGAAGCAGGATTAAGCACAATATTGTTAGAGGCTGTTACGGTGAAGTCACCAGAGCCGCCAACGTTTACCGTTGAATCGCCGCTCTTGAAGAAACCATCTGTAGATAGCTGTGACTCTACGTTAGAGTAGTTAAGGGTAAGGTTGCTGGAGCCATCAATAACGAAGTCGGTATTAACGCCAAGAATACCTGCGTTGTAACCTTGAGCACCCTGGGCGCCATCGTTACCTGCAATACCTTGGATACCCTGGGTTCCCTGTGCACCATCATTACCGTTGGCGCCTTGAGCACCGTCATTACCTGCGGCGCCTTGAGCACCGTCGTTTCCATTAGCGCCCTGGATACCTTGGATGCCTTGCGCACCTTCTGAGGCGTTAATCCAGGTAGTACCGTCGTAGGTACGAAGGTAGCCAAGAACAGTGTCAAAGTAGATTTGACCTGTAACTGGGTCTGATGGGGCTGACGCCAAGTTTTGAATGGCTGCATTTTGCAGTTCAAGCTTGTTTAAATCAATATGGGTAAGAAATTTTCTTGCCACTTTTTATCTCCTTAAGATAAGTAAGCTGTGCCTGAGATTGGATAAGCGAAGGTGAGAGTAAGGGAGGCCGAAGTGGTATACGAAATTTCTCCTTCGTAAATAATACCATCTGAGTCTTCGACTGTAACGTTAGGTTTAAAACCTAAGTTATGGTCAATGACCCATGTGGTACTTGCGGGGTACTTTGTATATTCGTAACTTACGCGACTAGGCGTAAAGTACAGGTTAGTTACACCTTCAGGGACAGCATCGGTAGATGAAATAGACACACCAGCAATAGCATCTGCTAATTGCTGCTCAGTTACTCCACCGCCGTTGGCGCCCTGTATACCTTGTGCACCCGTAGTACCTTGTGGACCTGCGGGGCCTTGAACACCAGTAGCACCTTGTATGCCACCAGCACCTTGGATTCCCTGAGAGCCAGTTGTTCCCTGTGCTCCTGCGGGTCCTTGGATTCCTGTTGCGCCTTGGATTCCACCAGCGCCTTGTATGCCTTGCGAACCAGTAGCTCCTTGAGTACCTATCGCTCCTTGAATTCCTTGAGAGCCCTGTGTTCCGTTAGCTCCTTGAATTCCTGTAGAACCTTGAGTTCCTGTAGAGCCCTGTATTCCAGCAGGGCCTTGGCTTCCTTGAATACCTTGGGCGCCTGCAATAGAGCCAACGTTTTGCCACGAAGAGCCGTCCCATACGTACAGTTCTCCGTTAACAAGGTACGCATCACCAGAGTTTCCTGTGGGATGAGCTGCAAGTAACGCTGCATATGAACTGTATGTTCCAAGGATAGAAACAGATTTTCCTGCAACACCTTGAGCACCTTGTATTCCCGCTCCTTGAATACCTTGCACACCTTGAACGCCTTGTGCACCCTGAATGCCTTGAGCGCCTTTAGGTCCGCCCTGTCCAACAACTACAACATTAGGCCCTTGTACATTAACGTTTTGAATTCCGCAGGTGTGGACAAGTCCTACACATCTACATCTAGTCAAGGGTCACCTCTTGCGTAGTAAATACTTGTCCACGCAAATAGGTGCATTCATATGAGGAGTCCGTTGGGTCAGTGGCTTGCAAGTCCCAAAATGCGCGTGGAGGCAAATATTGAGTGTCACTTGTAGTAAGAGATAGACGTAGCTTGCTTAAGTTCTCAGAAGTATAGGTAACCTCTGTAGTAAAGGTAGCGTACAGAGATGGGGCGTTTGGGTAGGTGCGAATCTGCGCCTTCCACTCAAGGCCAGTAATATCAAAGGGGAAGTCTACTTCTTCAGAGTATGAGTCGCCTTGATACAAAATAACATCTTGAATCTCAACATAGCTAGGAAATGGCTCACGACCCAAAAGGTCGTTTTGAATATAGACGCGCTCAGGCTTACGAGAGTCGTCAAACTCTTGCGCCATGTATACAGGGACAAGCTTGTTAGTCGTACGAGAAACGCGACGAAGCGTTCCCATCTCTGTACGCCATAGACCAATATTAAGCTGAGCACAGAGTTGGTGGTACTGGTCCCAACGGTTTTGAATTGTTTCGGTTAATTGGCGGTAGCGCTCAGAGCGCGGAATTGTCACGCCATCTGGTGCAGAGATGTCAATATCAAAAGAGGCATCTGTAGCAAGTGCCCAAAGAGCTTCGATAGTTGCCAAGATAGCTAGTGGGTATTCCTCAACAGGAGGAAGAAGCTTTACTGTCATCTGGCTACCTAATCCGTTAGTGCGCTGGTAGGTATGCTGAGTAACCGCAGTCTGAACAAAGCGGCAAATATCATCATCTGTAAAGTAACGGAAGACGTTACCTGTAATAAGAATTGCGGCGTTAGCAGGCGGAGTATGGACAAAGTGAATAACGCCTACATCTGGTTCTACTGTATACCCAGTAGTAATGGCGACAGGGCTACCGTTTACATTGACGGTAAGTGTGTACACATCGATAGGGTGGATAGCCAGAGGGTAATCTGAGGTGGCTCCATCCCCAGTAAAAGTAAGGGTGAATTGACGTGGCTGGTCGCCTAGCTCTAACCGTACGCGTGAGGTCAAATCAGCCAAATTTGCCACGGAAACTCCCTTACAACGGTATATCCAATGATGACGCTAAATCTCAAAAAAATCTCTACATACGAAGAAGGCGCCCCGAAAGGCGCCCACTCCAACTGCATAACGTTTTAGATAACGTTTGCTAGGTAACCTTTTTCTTGAAGGTGCTGAGCAACGTGCTTAGTAACCTTATACTTTTGGCCCTTTTTAAAGTTGTAGTTATTACCCGAGCCAAGGGTCATATTCTCGATATCCTCAACTACACGAATAACGACATCTGCGTCATTACTCAATACAGTTGGTTCATCTACGATAACTGTCTGACGGTCTGGAACAGTCGCGTCAACAACTTCTGTTTCTAGCTTAATCTGTGCCTCGGCTGTTGCCATAGACATAGAGCTTGCACGTCCTTGCATCTCTTCGAGGTTAGCTTCGACCATTGCTTCACGCACACGGCCAGTAACGTCGGAGGGCTTTGCTTTTGCTGCCATTGTATTTTTCTCCAATTTAATGTCTCGGGGTAAATAAGGGGGCGCTTTCGCGCCCCCCTTTAAGCTTTACTTAGTTGGTTTCTGCAATAACAACAGCCTGGTCAGTAATAAGACCAAGACCGAAGATTGAGTACCAAGCAAGTGCGTGCTCACGACCGAAGTCCAAGATACCGCCATCGCGGAGCTCGACTGGGAGTGAGATTGCG